TTTTTCTAAATATTCTCGGATATGAGGTTCGGAAATATACCTATCTTGATTATAGTGCCCCTGCCGATGCTCCGCAGAATCTGTTTGGAGAGTAAAAGCTATGAGAGGACGCAAGCGTAGAAGTTTTGACTTCGGAAATTTCGAGATTACGAAACGGGAAATACTGGTAAGTGTATCGATTGTCGCTATTATGCTTCTGATTGGAGTCCTTAACGCTGGAAAAATTTCGGATTATCAATTGGATAAAAATGAAAAATACAACAAGGCAATAAAAATAGAATCGCAGGAACTGTTTGAGTATGGAATGAGGACGAATGCCGGGAACGCTTTTGTATATGGCGATTTGAAAGCAGTCGATACAGTTACATATCCTGAAATTGGTGGAGAATACATTTATATTGAAAAAGTGAAAGAACGATATACAATGCATACTCGCCAGGTTGCACATACAACAACTATGAATGGAAAAACCCATACTTACTATACAACGGAAACCTATTGGACATGGGATTATGCTGGTAGTGAGGAACGGATATGTGATGAAATATCATTTTTAAATCACGTTTTTTCAGTTAGTAAAATCGACCTGCCGGGAAAGGAATATATAGACACTGTTAAAGAATCCGGGCACATTCGTTATAAGTATTATGGAGTTGGTTTAAACTTTACCGGAACCATATTTACAGAACTGGCTGATAAAACAATAGCCGATAACTCACCATTTTATGAAAATATGAAGATTGATGAAACTATAGAATACTTAGAAACCGATTTTGCAATGTGGATATTCTGGATTATTTGGATGGTCTTAATTGGAGTCTGTGTTTACAGTTTCTATTATATCGACAACAAATGGCTTGAGTAATTGGAGAATTTGGGAGAGGGTCGAGCAATAATGAGGGCGACCACAAGGCGGATATAGTAGTTGCATAAGGGATGAGTCCGCTATAAGAAAGGAGAAAAAAACGTATGAATCTTAAATCAGTGAAAATTATTGCGGTGGATTTCGATGGAACTTTATGCGAAAACAGCTGGCCAGAAATCGGAGAGCCAAACGAAGAACTGATAGAGTATCTTCGTAATCGGAAAAAGGATGGAGATAAGTTAATTCTCTGGACCTGCCGCGTGGAAGACATGCTCCAAAAAGCTGTTGAGTGGTGTAAGGAGAGAAATCTGGTGTTTGATGCGGTCAATGAGAATCTTCCGGAAATCATCGAGAACTTTGGTTCTGATACCAGAAAGATTTTTGCAAATGAGTATATAGATGACCGGAATATTTGGCCGCTGAAAGATGATGTGACCGATGTTCTTTATCTTTGCGATGGTAAAAGTTGTGGCGATACTTGTCCGGGTGTGGAATGTAAGCATACATCGGATATATCCCACGCTAAGAATTTTGCAAAGGATGCTTAAGATTCTTATTGGGAGAAAGAAGCTGAATCTGAAACTAAAGATCCTGGTTCTCATGAGAAATCCAATATGGAATCATGGGCGGAGAGAGAAGTGGAAATTGCCTGCAAACGCGAAGCACCTGATCGTGAACCTGGAGAATGGGACTACGGATGTGCTTGTTACGAAAGTGCATTAAAAGCATTTAATAGCCTTTGTGAAGACGGTCATAGCGGTTTCAGCATTGGTATGACAAAACAGATTCTGAATCGGTTGATCGAATGTAAGCCACTCACTTCGATTGAGGATACAGAAGACGTGTGGGACAATACCACAGACTTTGGTGGACATCGCGGGGAAGTCGCAAACTATCAGTGTAAGAGAATGAGTTCTCTTTTCAAATATGTATATGTGGACGGCTCTGTTAAATATCGTGATGTTAATCGCTTCTATGGCGTGAACCTAGATAATCCAAATGCTTCCTATCATAGCGGACTGATTGACCGAGTAATGGAAGAAAAATTCCCAATTACCATGCCATATTTTCCAGAGAGTAAGCCATTTTATGTGTATTGTGAAGAGTTCCTTACTGACAGAAAAAACGGAGACTATGATACGGTTGGAATTCTTTATATCATCAAGCCGGATGGAGAACGCGTGGAGATCAATCGGTATTTCAAAGAGGGAGAAAAGGACTTCGTTGAAATCGACGTTGCTGAATATGAAATACGCCAGAAGATGCATGAGGAACGGCTGGAGAAAATGAAGAAAGACTGTAACGGCTGCTTCGGAGCAGCGAACAATGATTGTCTGCGTTGCGAGGAGGAACTTCAGTATGAATCGGAATAGGTTTCTCCAGGGATTAAAAAGCAACATCCAGCTTTCCGAAAAAGAGAGGCGGCGGATTATTCGGAGAAGTCTTCAGAAACATTCCTGGAAAACAAAATGTACCGTAGCGATGGAGGAATTCGCAGAGCTTCAGCAGCAGATTAGTAAACAGGTTCGAGGTTATGGCGATAGAATTGGACTCTTGGAAGAGATGGCAGAT